AACTGGAAGCGCGCCGTCTCCAACCAGATCGGCATCCGCCCCAACAGCGCCGTGATCGGCACCGCTGTGTTCGACAGCCTGCTGACCAACCCCGCGATCCTGGACCGCATCCAGTTCACCACGGCCGACTCGATCGACGTGGACGTGCTGGCCCGCTACTTCGGCCTCGAGCGCGGCATCCGCGTCGCTGAGGGCCGCCAGCTCGACACTGACGGCACCCTGACCCCGGTGTTCCCCGAGAACGGAGTGCTGCTGTTCTACAGCCCGCTGTCCGCCTCCGAGTCCGTGATGCCCGCCGGCGGCGCCAACGCCGCCACCCCCGCGTTCGCCTACACGTACCAGCTGACCGGCACCCCCGCCGTCCGCCCCGAGTACTACATCCGCGAGCGCCGCGTGGTGCGTGCTGAGATCACCGTCGAGCGCGCAGTGAACATCACTGGCCTCGGCGCGACTGGCGCCTTCGGTTCTGGCTTCTACATCAACAACGTATTCGCCTGATCCTTCTTTACACTCAACCCCTAAAGGAGGATCCCGATGCCCATTCTCGTACCCATTCCAAAGTCTGCCTTCATCGTCACCATCTCCGGGATGGAGACGATCTGGACGACATTCTCCGGGATCTCGGATACGGCTGAGAGCGGCCAGTACGCCAACGCCACCGGCAACAGGATCTACAAGGTCGTCGGCCCACGTTCCGTGGACGACGTCACCCTCTCGGCTCCATACGACCCCGCACTCGCCTCTGCGATCGAGCAGATCTGGCTCAACTACAACTGCGCCTTCATCACGATCACGATCCAGCCCACGACCTGTAACGGAACCAACAACAACGGCTCCGCCTACACGCTCAACGGCTGTCAGCTCCAACAGCTGACCGTGGCCGAGATGGACCGCGAGTCCGGCGACGTCGGCACCATCGAACTGGTGTTCACCGTCAACTCCTGGACCCGCTCCTGATCCGTCAGAGACTACCCCACACCGCCCCGCTCGCGCGGGGCTTTTTTATTGCCCTCTCCCCGGGGGTAAGACACCCCGAGAGATACAGCCTACGACCGCACATGGCCAAGACCCTGTTTGGGCCCGGAGTTATCGTCACCTCGCAGTGGCTCAACGGCGCGAGGGACATCAAGTTCGACGGTGCGGACCTCGACTGGCACTACCCGCCGCTGAGCGCTAGTGACATCCAGCGCGGCGGCGAGGGCGGTCTGGACAACGTGTACGTCACGCTCAACACCGACCAGACTTACGGCTCGACCCCCATCGTCGGGCCCAAGAGCTTCATGGGCCCCGTCGCCTTCGGCGACCAGGCAAACGTCAACCCGCGCTACGCGCCGCTGTCCTGGAACACCAACGCCAAGTTCAACCAGGGCGGCACGGAGCAGAACTTCCTGACCAAGTACTCGCAGCTCACCGACGCCGACGTCGTCACCAAAGCCGTCCTCACCGAGCGCATCGCTAACTTCCCGATCGTAGACGAAGGCTCCTTCTGATGCCACAGTACGCCCCGCTTCCGAACATCGAGCTCGACCCGCGTAACGAGACCGAGCTCGTGGCCGCCGCGGCGCAGAGGGTCTTCCAGGCGTCGGGCTCGACCATCAACGACTTCTCCGCCGGGTCGCCCATCGCCGCCCTGCTCGAGGGCCAGGCCTTCGCCCAGGCCGAGTTCCTGCAGTTCGCGAACCAGTTCCCCGAGTCCGTGCTCGTCGAGTGGATCGGGCCGTTCCTCGGCGCCCAGCGCCGAGCCGGCGCCGGCGCCACCGTCTCGCTCGAGTTCTCCATCGCGCCGCGCGACCGCGACTTCGTCATCTTCGCCGGATTCGAGGTCTCCACCGACTCCAACCTGACCGGCGGCCAGGCGATCACGTTCATCACCAGCGAGCAGGTGACCATCCCCGCCGGCGAGAGCACGGGGCGCGGCGTCGCCGTGTCCCTGCTGAAGGGCGAGGCGTCCAACGTGGCGCCGAGGACGATCACGCGGGTGCTGACGAGCCTCGACGGCGTCGACGGCGTAACCAACCCCGAGGCGGCCTTCGGCGGCGAGGACCCCGAGCTCCTGGACGAGGTCAAGCAGCGCTTCTTCACGCTCATCCGCCGCCGCAACCCCGTCTCGGCCGAGGACTGGCAGAGCTTCTTCGAGGACGCCCTGGGCGCCGGGGTTGCCGTGAACGTGCTGCCGCGCCGCTCCGAGAAGGAGGTCTACCGCTACGAGGCGGACTACGTCACGTCGAACCCCTCGGTCTCGTTCTTCGCACTCAATCCGGACGGCACGCCGCTGACGCTGGCCCAGCGCAACGGCCTGCAGAACCTGATCAAGTTCAGCCTCCCGATCGAGTTCACCGGCAACGTGTACTCCATGGAGGTCGATGACGTCGACATCGAGCTGACGGTCGCCTACGATCCGGCCAAGAACTACGCGACGGACCTGCGCAACTTCAGCCGCACCATCCGCGACAGCCTGTTCGGGATCCTGACGCCCAACGCGGTGTTCCCCATCAGCTACGCGCCGTCCGTATCCGACGTCGAGGGCGCCCTGACGACGAGCTTCCCCGCGGTGCTCGGCTCTGGGAACCAGTTCGTCGACCCGGACATCGAGGCGATCTACGCCTACTACACGCCGCGGAACATGTCCTCCGCGACGTTCACGCGGATCGTCCCCAAGCCTTTCGTCACCGACTATTCGCTCAACCAGAACGACCTGGTCGTCGACGCGACTGGCGTCGAGCAGCGCTTCTTCGCCGTGGCCAACAGCTTCAATCCGGTCACGGGCTCAAAGGTCTACCACAACAACCTGGGCGACCTCACGCTGGTACTGATCAAGGACCTGACGGCCTCGACGTACAGCGCTGGGGACGTCGTGTCCATCGGCATCGAGCGCGAAGCGGCCCTGCACGTCGTGCTGGCCCCGTTCACGTACAACGCGCGCAAGACCATCCCCCAGCTGATCTCCGAGGGGCTGCTAAGCGAGGCCAAGGAGTTCACCGAGTTCCTCGTCAATACTTCGTACACGCCCGTCGACGAGCTGGGTCGGTACAACCCCCAGCTGATCGAGTTCGAGCGGGGCGACACCGACTTTGAGACCTTCGAACCGCGCACGCCGGCAGGCGTCCCGCCGTCCAAGCGTGCGGGCTGGCCCGTCTGGGTGGTGGCCCGCGGGTTCACGCGGGTGACCAACACGACCAACCTCGCCACGGCGCAGGCTGATGGTTTCGTTTCGACCAACTCCGAGGAGGTGCTCCTCCTCACGCCGGGGGTCGAGTACCTCTCCGGGCAGTACGTGTCGACGCCGTCCCCGGAGGAGGCGCTCCTGCGTACTATCTTGGCCGAGGTCTGCTACACCGACGTCCTGCGGGGCGCCTCCAAGGTCTACGCCAAGGTGCTCAACTCCTTCACCTTCACGCTCGGCACCGACCAGACGTACAAGGAGGAGATCGACGGCCTCGTCGCGCAGGGGATCATCGAGATCATCGACGTTGTGGACTTCGTCGACTGCGCCGGCCGCTCATCGTTCAAGGACAGGCCCTTCAGGTACGAGGCCCGCTTCCGCACCGGCGAGTACCTCAGGTACAGGCCAGAGGGCGGCTTCGACGCGAAGCAGCTCGAGGAGTGCTTCCGCGAGTCGGTGACGTGCCCGAACCTGTCTTCCGGCTGCAAGCGCCTGATCGAGCAGAACCTGCCGCTGCCGGCATACTACTACGTGCTCAAGGACTTCACGCCCAACACTCAGAGCATCGGGGACCTCGTGGGCCAGAACCTGATAGAGGAGGTCCCGTCGAACTACTTTTTCACGAAGTACGCGGCGATCGTGCAGACGCCGACCGAGCTCGTAGGCCCGGAGACCATCACGTCCCTGATGGTCTCCCAGGGGCTAATCGCCGGGACGTCCGAGTTGTCCATCGGCGACTCCGTCACGCTGCAAGACGCCGCGGGCCGCGACATCCAGATATACTACTGGACTGGGGAGACCTGGGCGGTGGATGTCGGCGGGATCCCCACGTACCGCGACCTGTTCCGCTTCGCTCCCAGGGACGCCGCGTCGTTCAGGAGCGGGAGCGTCATCCGCCAGTACGAGGCGACGCAGCACGTCACGCCGATCCTCGACCTCGAGACGTACTACGACAACGGCGTCTTCGTCGCCTCTGAGCGCACCGAGAACGTGAAGTACACGGACCCGCTCTACCACTACGAGGACGTCATCGCCGACGTGTCGGACCGCCAGGCGCGATTCTACAGAGCCATCCGCTCGTTCACGCCGCCGTCGATCGTCACCACGTGGATCGGGCCCGACCAGGCCAACTCCGAGCGGGCCGAGGAGGTTTTCGGCAACCTCCTCAAGTTCGTCGTCAGGGCCGAGGGCCAGGACGACATCTACTCGCGCCTCGGGCAGCAGGTGTCGGCGATCAAGCTGGGCGTGGCCAACATAAAACTCCGCTCCCAGGCGAACAAGAACCCCGAGAACAACTTCGTGTGGGAGTCTACCGACGCCGTGCTCGCGTCGCCGCAGCTCTCCTACTTCACCGGCACGCAATTCCAGTTCCGGCCAGTCAACTACGGTAACGGCACCCTCGCCCTATGACCGACGCACCAGCGCTCCCGCAGTCGCAGCTGGGGCCAATGCGGACCACGCTGTTCGCCGAAACCCAGCCGACGGTCAAATTTTTCAACCCGGCGGCCGCGGCGGTCATCGGCTTCCTGCCGACGCCGACGGTCTGGGGGCGCCCCAGCGGCCGTCCGATATACGACCGGCTGCCCGCCATAGGCGGCGCCTACGTCACGGACTTCACCACCGAGGACCGGATCCGCATCTACATCGAGAACCAGAACCGGGCGACCGGAGCCGGGACGCTGCAGGTCGGCCGCTGGCAGGAGGACGCCGGCATCCTAGTGGTGCAGAGCGGGACCATCGTGTGGCGCTACGGGCCCGTCGACGTGCAGGCCCTGGCGATCAAGCTGGCCAACCTGAACGATCGCGGAGGGCTGCAGGACGGCGAGTACCAGGTCGGGTACCTCCTCAGGTACGAGCCCGACACCAGCGACCGGTACAAGGAGTACAAGGTCGAGGACTACTCGCTCGCCGCGAGCGCGACAGTCTACGGCGCGACCGCCGCGGCCGAGCAGTTCCCGGTCGACGTCGCCTTCACAGACGAGCTCGATACGAGTTGGAGGCCGACGGACTCGGGCTACGTCGGCGGGTACGACGAGGGCCAGGCGCTGATCCTGGACTTCACGCAGCCGTGCAAGGCCGAGCGCTTCAGGCTCACCGCCTCAGCGGTCGAGCTCGCCACGGCCAAGTGCACCGTCTACTGGTCCGACGACGGCATCATCTGGCACCTCGACGACCGCACCTGGGAGCCCAAGGGCGGCGCGTGGGACATGCTGGTCTCAGAGCAAACGAAGCGCAGGTACTGGAAGCTGTTCTTCTGGTCCGGCCTGGTCGACGTGCAGACGGTGGAGTACACCGGCACCGCGTTCTACGCCGACCAGCGGCGCACGGGCTCCGTGTCAGTGGCGGAGCCGTACCTCGACGAGCTCTACGAGGACATCGCCACCCCGCACATACAGCTCGCCACGCTCGAGGTCCGCGACAACCAGGTTGTGAGGGTCGAGGACTATAGGCTCAGCCAGCTGACGTACGAGAAGTTCCAGCCGGTCGCGTCGTGGCTGACGACCTTCCAGGACGAGTCGATCAGGAAGTACTTCACCGACGTCGAGAGGTACGCCGAGAGGTGGATGGCTCCCCCGACCGCGGCCTACGGCATCTACGACGAGCTGCTGCAGGAGGACACGTTCGAGATCGGCTCGGAGCTCGACTACCCGCGACTGGAGCTGCCGGTCAGGGTCGAGCTCGAGGAGGGCTACTACTTCACGTACGACGACATCGACATCCAGGTCGACGGCGAGCAGAACTTCTACCGCGCTCCGGTCCTGCTCGACATCCCGACGCCTGAGATCGCGACCGAGACCGGGATCGTCATCAGTACGCAGGCCACGCAGGCCATAGCGACGGACAGGCCACAGTCGACGATGATGTACTCGCTCAAGGGTAAGAGTGATGCGCTCGGCTTGGCGGCCAACCCCAGCGGTGATCAGATCCAGGGCGACGAGGTGACGGTGTACCTGTCGTCCAACAAGGTCGAGCCGTACCATGTGATCAGAGTCGGGGCGCCGGTGGACGAGAGCGACCTGTCCACTAAGGCCTACGCCGACTCGGCCCTCATCGTGAATATGGACAATGGCGCATACGACTGAGACTGTATCCCCAGACGTCCAGGTGACGGGGATCCTCGACATGCGCACGAACCGCATCACGGGCCTGGACCTGGACCTGGACTTCTACCCCGCCCTCCCTGAGGACGGCGCGAGCAAGAAGTACGTGGACTTCAAGAAGAACGAGATAATCCAAGCGCTGCCGACCCTCGTCAACAACGGGACGTTCTGAGAAGATGCCGCGCCAGATATTTGACGTCGAGCAGTACGAACTCAGGGGCTCGCTGCCCCAGACTTACACCGAGAGCCAGAAGAAGGTCCTCAACAGGGTCATCTCGCGCGTAAACGGGCAGCTCGACTGGACGGCGCAGCTCCTGGGCTTCAACGGCCCGCGGTACTGGGGGAACTCGACAGCCGACACGGCGGGGAACTACCAGTTCGTCGGCCTCCCGCAGACCGTCTCCGAGAAGCGCGCGCTGCTGGCCGGCACCTTCGGCGTCTACAACAAGGACAAGCCCTACGAGTCCTGGCCCGCCCCGTTCAACAGGGGGGCGGTGGGCGCGTCGGCCGACCTGACCTTCTCGGTCGAGGACCGCGGCGGCAAGGTGGCCGTGTGGCCCTTCGCCCAGGACAGGAACTTCACCCTCGACAAGTCCCCGTACCTCATCGTCGGTGGCGCGTACACGTTCGACCAGCTCATCGACGTCGACGTGTTCAACGCGGACCCCGACACGGTGGAGGTGATCCAGGACATCGACCAGAGGGTCTCCAGGCTGCGCGTGCTGGACTCCGACGTCCAGTTTGTGGCCGTGAGCCTCGTTGGCAGCGACGCCAAGCCCTTCACCTTCACGGTGCGCGGGTGGGCCGACCCGTCCGACTGGGACGACGAGGACGTCAAGCAGCAGTTCCTCGGCGCGTGGGGCAACAAGGGCAACCAGCTGTCGATGCACTTCGCGTTCGACGCGCTGGACCTCCATGGGTTCAACGAGGTCGAGGGCCTGTCGCTCGACAAGGTCACCGGCTCGCTGCGCGTCGAGCAGCTCCTGGGCCTGATCGGGCTCAAGCCCGGCCCGATGTCGGCGCTCGTCAGCGCGCCGTATTCGTTCGAGGTCGAGGGGTGCGAGGTCGAGGGCCCATTTTCCCCGTCGGTGGACTGGGAGTCGACGTCGGCCACGCTGATGACGAACGACTTCATCGACATCGCGGCCGAGGACGGGCGGGTGATCGCGACCGACGAGGGCTCGTGCGCGACGCTGGAGTACATATTCATGCTGACCGACGGCGAGGACGGGACCGGCGACGCCCCCGACTTCGACAACGGCTTCTTCCCCGACGAGGGCCTGACCGCCTGCTTCACGGACAACGGCACGCTGGAGCTGCCCGGCTCGGTGACCGGCGTCATGAGCAACGGCGAGTACGAACTGATCGGGGACTTCCCGATCCAGGCGAACGGCATATACGACCAGAACCCGCTCTCGATCTGCGAGAACGACCCGGGCACCACGCCGACGAGCACGCTGTCCAACGGCGAGTTCCCTGGCGATTACTACCCGTACCCGGGCGGCACGGTCGACAACGAGGGCACCTACGACATCAGCATCGAGCAGCTGATGGCCGAGGACGGCAAGTTCATCTCCGCCAATAACGAGTCCTTCGACTACAGTGGCTGCTATGCCGAGCCGGCCGAGGCCTACGGCGTGTGCGACACCTGCGACTACACTCTCACGCTCAGGCAGACTTACGACGACACGCCCAACGACCTCGCGATCGACCCGGGCCCCGAGGCGAGCATCCCGATCGGGCTCAACGGCTTCATGCGCGACTTCCCGGTCGACTGCGGGATCAACAACGGCCTGTTTGAGGACATGTTCTTCCGCAACTTCTTCCTTGACCGCGCGCAGACGGTCAAGTGGGAGGACATCGTCCCGGTCAATTCCTTCACGGTTATCACGCGGGACCTCGGAACGTTCACCATCACCGAGCAAGGCGGCCTGTTCGAGTTTCTCGCGCGCGACCGCTTCGTGGCCATCCCGCCCCCGAGCAACTCCGCCAACGGCGGCCTGGTCGACGACGGCTCCTATGGCGACTTCAACCCCAACGCCCTGACCAGGTACGATCTCGACCTGGCGTCCCAGGGGCTGTTCAACGGGTACAACGACCTCGGCCTCCTCGGCAACCAGACCGTCTGCTACACCGACGGCGGCCTGTTCGAGGACCCGGCGTGGTTCGTCAACGCCCAGCTCAACGACGGCTCCTACGACGTCATCACCGGCTCGACGTCCACGGAGGACAACGGCGAGTTCGACCAGGATCCCGGGTCCATCTGCCCGCCGCCCGACCCGCCGTTCGGCCAGTCCTACGACTGGGGCGTGGTCTACCAGGTGCCCTTCAACGGCGTCGTGGACCAGCAGGAGGCGGACTACCGTATCTACGACGGCATCTACGACCAGGACCCCGCGCTCAACTGCGACGAGCCGCAGGCTCCGGAGGTCGACATTAACTTTTTCGACCTCGTCACCGACGTCTTCGGCGAGCCAGGCCCGATCCTGGTCTCCGACTCCGGAGTGGGCAACGAGATCACCCTGACGGCCGGGGATGACGAGTTCCCGGGCTACGACGGCTTCACGATCGCCTTCGACGGGCTCGAGCTTGCGGAGCTCGCCTTCGATTACGAGGCGAAGACGCCGTTCGCCATGACGGAGTTTCCCACGGTCGAGTGGGTCGTCGACCTGCAGCTGGACAACGGCTCGTTCTACCCGGTCTCCGACCAGGGCGCCTGGATGGGCACCGACGATGGCCTGTTCGAGGACCGCGGCGAGTTCGTTCGCGTCGGCACCATCGCGTCCGTCTTCGACTCCGAGCTCGAGGCCGTGGGCCTGCCGTTTAAGGGTGGCCTCCTCACGTTCGATGACGGCGAGTTTGACGAGCTGGTCGAGCCGAACTGCGACTTCGAGGGCGGCAGCCCGTGCGCGCTGGTCGACGGCGGCACGTTCGTCGAGGGCCTCGACGCTACGGTCCCGACCACAAATTGCCTCGAGGAGTGCGGGAAGATCGACAGCGGCGACTACGTCTTCTACGGCTTCGTCCCGCCCGCCGCGCCGGTCATCGATGGCCAGGGATCGCGCACCATCCCGGACTCCTGCGTCCTGTATGATAACTCGGAGTACGACCGCGTGCCGCGCCCCGACGTCGACGGCCAGGGCTACTACAGCTGCACCACGTACGACAATTCGGTCTACCCATTCACCGGGATCTACGACTGCAACCTCGAGGAATGGGGCGAGTTCGACTTCGTCACCGGCGGCCCGATCGTCGACCAGGGCGAGTACACCGAGACGACCTTCCCCACGGCGTGCGCGCCGTGCGGCCCCGTGCCCGACGGCACCGACTGCTACGTCAACAACGGCCTCATGGAAGACCCTGGCTCCAGCGAGGGAGTCGACGAGGGCTTCTACGACAACGCCTTCGAGATCTGCGAGCCGTGCGTCACGGAGGTCGAGCCGACGGTGCCGTGCTACGTGCCCCCCGTGCGCATCCGCCTGGACCGCGTCATCTACGCAAACCCGCTCTGGAAGTTCAGCCCGTCCGTCATGAACTCCGTGACGCCCCTGCGCACGTGGAAGAACCACGTGCTCGAGGTGGCCGACGACAGCTCCGACGGGATCACCAGCGAGAACGCCGCGGAGTACCTCGACGCCAAGACGTACCGCAACGCGCTCGTCGCCGACCGCAACACGGGCACGGAGCCCGAGAACACCTACAGGCACTTCGTGCGCCTGCCGGCCGAGTACTCGCGCAACAGCCGGCAGTGGAACAAGGCTGCGAACATAGTCAGCTCCTACAGTTACTTCTCCTCGGTCTACCCGCTCGCCGACACCGCCGTCCGCCCCTACAGCCTGCGACCGCTGCTGTACGACGACGTGTACTGCGGCTGCGCCGAGGACATCCCCGACTACGCCGTCTTCTACCAGGAGGACTTCCTCGTCTCCAGCATTAAGGGCGCGCGCATCAACGCCGAGGCGGGCTTCGCCGACTCGAAGATCGAGTACGAGGACGCCGCGGAGGTGTTTCCGTTCCAAGCCGGTACCATCGTCGACTACGACCCGTACGACGAGCGGGAGATCCTCGGCAGCGACGGCGAGTGGGCCGGCACGTACTTCAAGTGGCAGCGCAGGGGCCCGCTGACGGGCTATCTCATTACGGACGTCGTCGATCACAGGCTGCGCGCCGTCGAGTACGCGGAGCAGCCTGAGGGCGATTACTCGTTCATCAAGGCGCCGAACACCGAATTCCCGGACGATACGGACGTCGCCAACTTCGCCAACTACGTCGTTAGCTACGCGTACTTCACCGCCGACCTGTCCGCGGCGGACGAACCCGTGTTCGACCCGGCCGTCAAGTACAGCTGGCGCGAGTGCAACATCCCGAGGTGCGAGGACGGCACGCCCGTGTTCGTCACCGACATCACAGGCCTCGAGATCGTCACCGAGGAGGGCTTCAGCATCGGCATCGGCGGCGGCCCTGTGTTCGTCGAGAGCGCCGTGGAGTCCAACACCGCCTACCTGCTCAACAGGTGCGAGAAGTTCGAGGCGCCGGAGGTCAACGTCAAGGCTCTGATCGAGGAGCCCTTCGCCGGCGGCAAGCCCGGGCGCCAGGGTCCCCCACCGCAGCCCACCAGCCCGCCCACGGTCACGATCGACGCCGTCCCCGGCGACGAGATCACCGGCCCGGTGACGCTAACCGGCACGGTCTCGAACGCGGGCACCGTCGACCTGTTCATAGGCAACTCCGTCCAGGCCCAGATCACCGGCGGGACGTGGTCCTACCAGATGACCAACGAGGACTTCAACGCCATGCTGGCGGTTGGGCAGGGCAACCCGGCACAGTTCACCATCTCGGCGACTGCCACGTCCCCCACAGACGCAAGGAATACGATCGCTAGGTACAGGGTGACCGTCAAGCAGCCGGCGGCCCAGGCGGACTTCTTCGTGATCACGTACGGCTTCACCAACGGCTCCGACCTCGACACCCGCACCGGCTTCTTCGACCCCGCGATCCCGGGTTACGTCGGGTGGGGACAGAATAACGGCATCGCCCAGCTGCAATGGGGAGGGGACAACACCGGCACCGGCGTGGAGAGTGTGCTGTTCGACCGGCAGGCGTTCGCGGCCGCGAACCCGGGCCGCACATCCGTCTCCATCGACCTGAGGGCT